ACTCTGCCGCCCCACGGGCGCGCCGCCGGTCCCGTCGCCGTACAGATCGCCCGGATCGAATTATTGTCATCATGCGGCTGAAATGCAATCTGGCGGCCGTTCCCGCGCCACCGCTTCACTCGCAGCACCTGCGCAATGTCCGCCTGGTTCTGCGCGTGCGACGTGTAGATCAGTTTCGTGTGATACCGCACCCCTTCGAACCGCGTCACCTCTTGCCCTGTCGCATCCGTTCCTAAATTCGTGTAGACCTCTTCGAAGCCATTGATCTCCCGCCGCACCGGACGCGCTAACAGCACCGTCGCGATCCGCGCGCCGTACTGATCTATCAACTTGGCGACGGGTGGTCCCTGCCCATAGATCACAGATCAAACTCCAGCACCAGCTTCGGCCGGCTGCTGCCCTCGCCGCTCGTAAATCCCCGTTGCAGAGTGGACAGATCGGATTCGTCGGCAAATTTCAGCAGGATCCCGAAATTCTGACCGGCACGCTGCCCTTCGATAATCGTTTTCACGTTCCACTTTCTCCAGCTTCCCCCCCCCGCCAGCATGATCTCCTGCGTGTCACTCGCGTCGCCGTAGTCCCCGCCCGCGGCCGTCCATGCGTTCGATCCGTCATACGTGTTCCAGGTCGCTCCCGTCTCTGTCCAGTTCTGCAGAACCGGACGCGCCTCCACATAACCCTCGGCCCCGGCACTGCCCAGCGTCCTCGCCCAGAGTTCCGCAAGCCTCAGCCGCGCCCGCACCGGCAAACTCGACAAATCAGCCTTCAAGAGTATGCGACGCAGCTGCGCCAAAATGCCCTGCCGCACGAACAGCGTATTCAGCGTCCCAAAGTTCGACGTCGGAAGGTCCGCCCGCAGATAGGTGTCCAGGGTGATCTCGATCTCCAGCCGCTCCGGTGGTGCCGCCGCCGGCGCGCTCTCCGTCTCCAAAAATAGCGTCTCCCCGCGCGGTTCGTAGGCCACGATCCGCCCGCCTTCCGTCCCGTTCAGCCGCAGCCGCGCTCCCAACGCCGGCACCGTTGGCAAATGAGGTGCGATCAAAATGTCGCGCCGCACCGCCTGGTGCTCTCCCGCCAGTGCTTTCAACTCCCGGTTCATCAGCCGCGTGTAAATCTCGTTCGTTTCGATCCCCGAAAACGACACGTCTTCCGCTTGCTCCGCGTCCCGTTCCGTCGGAATATCCGACAGGATAATCCCGTTGATGTTTTCCGTGCGCACCGGTCGGTCCACCCGCTCCACTCGCAGCACGCCTCCCGAATCCACCCACCATTCGGCCCCGCTCGCGATCGTCAACTCGTGCAGCACGTCGCTTAATTTCCCCCCGCGAAAATCAATCGCGTGCTCCTCCAACAGGATATTCCCGTTCCATTCCACGATGCCGTTCGCGTTCACCGCATACCGCCCGTCGCTCCGAAAGGAATCCGTGTGCCGCCGCGCATTCGGAACCGTCGTCAACCGGTAGTCGTTCTGCGCGGGATCCCATTGCAGATAGGCCGCCGGACCGTCGGCGATATTGCTGTCCCCGTATCGCTCAGTAACCTCATGCACCAGTTCATCCTCAGCCTCCAGCGTGCGCGGATAACTGAGCGGCACGATCCAGACTTCCGCCCGCGTTTCATAACCAAACTGATGTGCCAGGATGAACAAACGGTAAAACACCGCCTCCGGCCGGCCCGATACTTCCGGCGAAACCCACATCCCCTCCCAGCTCGGGTCATAAACCACCGGAATCCGCCCCAGCGGCACCGCCCGCGAATGATTGGTCAATTGATACAGCCGTATTTCCTCGCCGGTCTCAATCCACGCGAACGAATATCGCCTGCCGAAAATCGTCCGCGTCAACAGCCCGCCGGAAAATTGCCGCTGCTCCGGCTCGTTCCAGATCTGATGCACGAACTGCTCGTCCGGCGTGTGCAGGGGTCGTGTCAACTGATTGCGCACTCCGCTCAGCTGCACGTCAATCCCCATAATCAGCCCCGGATATAGCGCATTCGCCTGGTCGCGTACCCGCTCCGCAATCTCCGTCAGCGTCAACTCCGTGTGCAAGATCGAACGCCGCGCGATCGCGCTGCTGCCCTGCCCCAGGTACTCATAACTGTCAAAGAGCCAGTCCCGCGTCAACTGCGTGTAGTACAGCGGATCCGTCGTGAAACTCCCCTCCGTCCGGATCGTGAATGGATGCTGTCTCCGCCCGGCAATCGTCCACTCCGTCGAATCGTCGTAATACACGTAGCCGTCCGGATTCGCCTGAAAATTCACCGTCGGCATCCCGGCCTCTATTTCGCTCAGCCGCGATGCCGGTTCCCGCGTGCCCAGCTGCGTCGCATACCGGAGATCCGTCACCTGCGCGATCACTCCCCGGTACATCCTCAATCCACCGTGGAATAGATCTACGATCCGGCCCCGCTGACAGTAACTGGGCCGCGCCGGATCCTCCGGATGAAAAACCGTGAAATCCGCGCTCCCCGCCTCGCGCGAACCTAACGTCGGCCCTCGATACCCCACCCGCACTCCGCTCGGCTTCCCGAACTGCGTCGGCCCCAGCCGCACCCCGTCAATCTCTAATTCCCACATCCTGATCCTTGCCCCCTTTCCCTATATCTTATGGGGAAAGGGCCGGGGATAGGGGTCCGAAAAGAGCCGGGGTTAGGCTTCACAGCTTCCGGTTCCCCGCCGAACTCTCCGCCCGCTTGTATGAAAAGCGGATGTCGTTCCCCGAGAGCGTGCCCTGACCCGTGATCGCAATTCCTTCCGAGCGCAGCGCGCTGATGTCGGCCCGCATCTCTTGGATCGCCCGTTCCATTCTGCCGAATCCCCCGAACGAACTCGCTCCCGCCAACTGCGGCACCGGAAAATTCGGCAGCCCGCCGCCCGGAAATCGTGCCGCATTCCCGCCGCCCGGATTGATCAGGTCCCCCAGCGGTCCGCCGATCAACGATCCGCCGCCCGTTCCCAGGCTGAACGCGCTCACAATGCTCTTCAGCAGCACCGCCACTAACAGCCGTGCGATAATATCCTCGATCACCGACAGCACCACCTCGCCCCAGTCTTGCGCTTCTTTTTTCCCGCGCGTGAACGCCGTCACGAAATTCCTCGTCAGCGATTGCAACGCTTGTTCCCCCGCCTGGCCGATCAATCTTAATTCCGGCGGAATCTGGCTCGCCGCGTCCCGTTCCTGCTGCAATAAGCCTATCAACTCGTTCAGCGCCGCCTTCTGTCTCTCTGCCGCCGCTTCATCCACCTGCGAAAGTTCGTTGATCCGTTGCGCCCGCAGCAGGATTTCATTGTTGGTCAGATTTTCTAAGAGCAGCTCCTCGCGCAGATCTTGAATTCGTTGCGCTCGAAATTGCGCTTCGTTCTCCGCGCCCAGCCGCGACACGCTGATGCCCACCGCCCGCGCGAATTGTTCCCGCGCTTCCGCTTCCCGCTTTTCCTGTTCGAACTGCTGCGACTTCGCGCGCGATAATTCTAATTCGCTCTGCGCCCGCTGCTCCACGAAGGCGGTTTGTTTCGCTTCCAATTCCACGATCTGCTTCTTGAGTTCCAGCACCTGGATCTCCGTCTCCTTGTGCCCGTCCTCCAGAAACGCCCGCAACTGCGCCCGCGCTAAATTCAACTCTTCGATCGGTCCCTGCTCCGCGATCGCGTCCGCGATCTGCGCCACCAATTGCGCGCGATGCTGCGCCTCGCTCAATTGCTTCTTCTGCTGCTCCGTGATCCGGTCGCCCAGATTCGCATACGCGGACTGAATACTCAGCAGCTCCCGCTCGGTCTGCAAACGCGCTTCCGTCAGAATAGCTTGCTGCTCCGCCGAATCTTTGGCCTTCTGAAAGCGATCCAGCAGCCCCAGGGACGATAACGCGCGTTCCTTGGATTCCGCTTCGCCTTCAACCTTCAACGCCGCTAACTGCGTTTTAAGCGCTTCCTCGCGCAGGCTCACTTCGTCCCGCGCCTGCCCCAACTTCGTCTTCCCCAGCGCGATCTCCACGTTCAGCCTGTTGATCAGGTCCGCCGACGTTTCCGGACCGGCCAGCGCCGTCACCGCATTGAGATTGTCAATCAGTTCTTCCCGCTGCCGTATTTCCGTTTGCAAAACCGCGATGATCTGTTCGTGATCGGCAATCTCTTTCGCGTTCGCATTGGTCTGCAACTGGCTGGCCTGCACGTGCCGGTATTTCATCTGCACGTCGCTCGCTTCGGCCTGCGTCTTCGCCGCTTGCGCGCGCGTCTCCGCTTCCAATTCCAGGATCCGCTGCCGGTGCAGTTCGATCTCTTCTTCCAGAGCCGCCGTGCTCGGAGCCGCCGCCGCAATCTCCTGAAACTTTCGCAGCCGGGCTTCCACCTCCGCCGCCTGTTGCCCTAATTTTCCGACCACCGCTCCCCCCGCCGCCAGGGCCGCAAACGTCGCGATGATGATCGGATTCGTCGCGCCCAATCCCACCAACAATTTGTTAAGCTTAGGACCCAGCAGCAGCAGCGCTCCCGCCGTCAGCACCAGCCCGTGCAGGCTTCCGTCCGCATTCGTGAACGCCTGGATCGCCGGGCTCATGCTGCTCGCCAATTTCCCGAACCCCGCCTGCAGTTCCGTGCCCAGCTTGCCCTGCAGCACGTCCACGTCGCGCGATAATTTCTGCACCGCCGGGCTTTGTTCGGTGGCCGCCAGTCCCATGCGCCGCAGCAGAAAGGCCGCCGTCCCCAATCGCACCAGCGTGCCCGTCGTGATCACCCGGCCCAGCGTCGCGCCTAATTTCGCCGCCGGCTTCTCGCCCGCTCGCGACGCGTCCCCCATCGTGCTCTCGACCTGCTTCACGAACGGGCGCCCGTTCTGGTCGAGAATAATCGAGTAACTTAATTCGCGCGATGATTCAGGCATGCGTCTGTCCCCCTCCGCCTGCGGGGGGGTTAGGGGGGGTCTGTATCAGGAGCCTTCTTTGCGATGGGATCTGCATGTCAGTGTGTCAGTGTGTCAGCTTGTCCGCTTGTAGGCTTGGAGCGGCGGACTGCACAGCACAAAATACAGCACGTCCACCGCGCGCATTTTCATCACGACGGCCTGCTTGGTGATGTCGCCTCCGCTGGCGAGGCTGCTGAGGTGCTCCCAGAAATCTCCGCCTTTCCATTGAGGCTCGCCGCCGCTCCCGGCAAGTTCAGGGTAGCGATCAGCAAGGTGGTGAAGAAGGCTGCCAATCTGGGATTCAAAGAAAAAAAATCCTCGTTCAGCTCCATCGCAAAGTCGCAGCTCCAGCGGCGCGTTTCCTCCACCGTCACCGTCACCGGGCCGCCGGCCTCATCCGTCAGCACGATCGAACAAATCGGAGCCAGCACCTCCGCTGTCAGCATCACGTTCATCGTGTTCTCGCTTTTCGAGGTCACCGTGATCTGCTGCCACGCTTCGCACCGCTCCAGGTCCTGCCGCTGCTGCAAGGTGAGCGGGCGCATGTACAGCACCCGCCCGCCCACCTCATACGTCGCTATTTGCTTCGCTTTGTCAATCATCTTTCTCTGCTACTCCCTTTCCCTATATCCTATGGGGAAAGGGCCGGGGTTAGGGGTCTGAATCAGGAGCCGTGTTGATTATGGCTCCGGGGTTAGGGGTCTGTTCTCTTCTACTCCCTTTCTCCACTCTTCCTCCTTCCCCCACGTGGTGGGGGAAGGTTGGGATGGGGGTTGAGGGTTAGGACTTATCCCAGATAGATCTGGTACTCGTCGCTCGTGCCATCTTTGAGAACTTCGAACGTCACCGACAACTGCGTGTCCCGGTCCGACGCGAACGGCGCTTCGATATTCGACACGATCTTCGCGTACTTCGCCACCACGATCTGCTTGCCCAGCGCCCCGTAGTCCACCACATACTTCAGCGCATAAAACAGCCCCCGCGCCTCCTTGGTCAGAAAATCGAGTTCGAACTTAGTGCTCTGCAGCATCACCGTCACCAGGCCGATGTCCCGGTCGCCGTCGTGCGCCGCCACCTTCTCCCGCTTCTCGTTAAACGTGTGCTCCGTCGGCGTCGCGTCGCGCAAGGTCGTGCCGCCCAGGTGACCGATGTTCTTCCAGTCCGTGATCGTGTAATCGGCCGCGTCCAAAAGCTTCACCACCGCTCCCACGCTGCGCCCCGTCGTCAGCGCGGTGATCGTGAAATCGTTCGTGGCCAGGGCGGAAAAGGCTTTGTTTTCCGCCGCCGCATCCTGCGCGAAAATGTCAATGTCCAGCGTCCCGCTGGATCCGAATTGATTCAGCACGTGCAGGTCGCCCGACGCCACCGCGCGATAACAACTCAGCGTCGTCGCGGTCGCAATCGCCGCCGTATCCAGCGACGCGTGCGGCTGGTACGGATCCTTCGTCGCGTCGTATTCCACGATCCACACGTTGCCGCCGCCGCGATGCACGCGCGAACTCACAATCTGCAGATCCGCATCCGCTGCTGGACTCATGATCTTTCTCCTAAATTTCAGGTTTCAAATTTAACGGATAAAGTCCGTCTTCCACATCTGGCTCCACACCATCGTCCCCGTGCTCTCTTCCGTGGCCACGTGATCCTCGCTCACGAATTCCAGAGGACTGATCCATACCAGTCCCACCCGGGATCCGGCGAGCCGCACGAACGACGCATCTAAAAGATCCTGCACTCCGCCCGTTTCCACCATCCCGGTCTCATAGCCCCGCAGCCGGTCGTGGATAATCCAGACTTCGAACCGCGCTGTCATCCGCGTCACCGCGCCCCGTTCGCTGTTGCTTCCCGGATCCCTTGGCCCGCCGCTGTAAAATACCGCCACACTGGGCTTCTGCACTCCCGCGAGCCACCGCGCCAAAACCTCCTCGCTGAACGGCCCCTCGAATCGCTCGATGTAAAATGGCCGCGGAGACATATTCTCCAGATCCGCCAGAATCGCGTTCTCCACCTGCAAAGATTTACTCGCCATATTCCTACTCCCCCCTTTCTCCACGTGGTGGGGAAAGGGGCTGGGGGTTAGGGGTTCACCTTAGATATATGATCGAGTACTCTCTGATCCATCTTCAAAAGATCCTCTTCCGGCGGCGTCATAAACGGCCGCGCCGGTATCCGCACGCTCTTCAGCAATATATACAACGGCCGCACTCCGCCGTCACTCAGTCGCTGCATGATCAATGGTGCTTTCCCTTCCCGTTTCAACAAAAACGTATTCTCAAACGTCTTCGCGCTCCGGTTCTCCGCCGCCGGATCAATCGGAATCGTCAAAGCCCCCGCTTCGCGCGGGAAAATCGTGCCCCCGAATTCGTGGATCCGCGCGCGGATGTCAGCCGTGAATACCGTCGCCTTGTCTCCCGTGTGCCTGCGCCGGATCGAATTCAACAGCGCCGCCGTATGAATCAGAGTTTTCTGTCCCCGCCCGCTGATCACCCGCCGCGATCGCGGCCACGGAATCGGTCTCCCGCCTTCCCGGAAATTCCGGTTCACCGAGCGCTCTAAATCCGCCGCCAGCTTCGTCATCAACGGCCCGCGATTCTCCACTGGAACCGTCAGCGCATTCACCGCCCGCCCAAACGAACTCTGATTCGCCCGCAGAATAATCAACCTACTCCCCCCTTTCTCCACAGGGTGGGGAAAGGGGCTGGGGGATAGGGGTTACCTTGCCACGCGGTGGGGAAAGGGGCTGGGGGATGGGGGTTACTCACAGCAGCCCCTGCATCGTCGTGTCCGTGAACTTCCGCTCCGTGCTCGTCACTTCAATCGTACGCGTGCTGTTCGCGGTCGGCGGAGGCTCCTGTCCCAGATCCACTTCGCCGCGCGCGCATTCCTTCAGCCACTTGATCGCCCGATCGTAGTCCTTGTCTATCGCTTCCGGAATCGAACCCCGCCGCTGATAACCGTAGTAGGTAACGATGTCCAGGCAGTAGCGCTTGATCTCATTCGTCGCCGTGCCCAGCGGCACCGTGTACCGCCGCCGGAAATAGCCGTCCATCAGCAGCGACGCCTGGTTGATCAGCGGCGTCAGAATGTTCGTGTCTAACGCCACCGGCTCAGGATCCGTCGGCAGCGTCTTGTCCGCATACAGCCGGATCTGTTCCTTCGTCGAAAGCCGACCTTTTAAATCCGAACTGCTGATATACGCCATGCGTTCTCCGCTTTCTCCCTTTCCCTATATCTTATGGGGAAAGGGCCGGGGATAGGGGTCCTACTCCGCCGCCGGAACCTCGACCTGCTTCTCAATCAGGTACGCCTGCAAATCGGCGCGGCTCACGCCGTGCACCTTTTCCAGCCCCGCGCTCTTCGCCAGTTCCTGCAGCTGCGCATACGGCACCTCATCCCATTCTGTCCCCTCCACTTTAGTGGGGGGGATTTTAGGGGGGGTCACCTCAGACGTGCCCACTTCCACCGGCGCCGGCACTGCCACCGGAGTAACCTCCATCACCGTCGCCAAAACCGGCGAGGGATCCCGGTTGATCTCCACCAGCTCGGACTCGGCAATCTGCCGCGTCCAGTCCACCGTGTGGTACTTCGAGATTTCTTCCTTCTGCTCCGGAGTCACTTCCTCACCCGGCAGCAAATAGAACACGCCCTTCCCGCCGGGATGCGACAGCTTCTCGCCGGCCGTCGTCACTCCCCGGAGGTAGGCATTCCCCAGGCGGTTCGCGCAATAAATAAACTTGATCGGTTTCATGTTTCGTTTGTTAGTGATCGTCTGCTCCCTGCCCCTTTCCCTGATCTGCACCTTCCCCCGCCTCTTCCCCCCTTTCCCTATATCCTATGGGGAAAGGGTCGGGGATAGGGGTCTGCGAAAGGGCCGGGGGATAGGGGTCCGAATCCAGTGTCCCTGCATTGAGCTTCAGGGAGAACTCAGTACGTAATCGTTCCCCGCGGCCCGTACCGATGTAATCGGTAATGCCATTTGATCTTGCCGCTCGCATCTTTCGTCACCGCCCGGAACTGCGTCTGATACGGCAGGCAGTTGAACGTCGTGAACGGATTCAGGTATTGGAAATAATGCACCGTCGGCGAGCCGAAGCCGGCTGCCAGCACCACCGTATCCACCGTCGCCCAGGCACTGAAGCTGAGGGTCGTATCGGAACTGCAACGGTGTCGCTCCTGCCAGAACGTCGTATCCACTACCCCGAACGACGCCACCGAATCCCCCCAGGTCTCCAATGTCCAACCTTCGCTCGCCCAGTATTGCGTCCAGTGGTTGCGGATATACGCGGCCGACGTCGTGTCATTGTTCACCAGCGTCTCGCTCTCCAGCACGCCGTCCTGGTATTTGTGGATCCACTCCGTCGCCGCCTGCGATTGCCCCACCGCGACCTCGGGCGCGGCGAACAAAAACGTGATCACCAGCACAACCATCACCAGCAACGCTTGTAGTGCCGCACGGCTGTGCGCTCGGCTACCGCGCCGCCAATCTATCCGATGCAATAGGCTCATCTTTCGTTTCCCGGTTAAACCCGGATGGAGGAGATGAATGCCGTGCAAGGAACACTCATCTCCCCCTCTTCGGGTCTGTTTTCAGGTTTCAAGTTTCACGTTTCAAGTTTTCGACTACGCCACGCTACCGTCGCTGCCGTACTCCAGCGCCCAGAACGTGAACGTCGCCGCGCCGCGCTGCCGCGATCCGATCAGCACGTCGCCGCTGTTGAACATCTGGTAATCCTCGGAAGGAATTCCCAGGTCGTTCCCGCCGCTCTGGTTGATCATGGTCGTCGCCAACTCCGGCTGCAGGCGCTGTTGCACCACGATCGGGCCGAGGTTCGTTCCCCGGAAGCGCGCCAGCACCGTCCAGTAGGCCGCGTACGCGCCCACGAACTTCGGGTTGATCCGCGGCTTGTACCGGCCCTTCAGCTCGTTGTCTTCGCCCGCGCCGCCCGGCTTCGATGACTTTTCGTACAAGGCCAGCGCCTTCCAGTAATTCGACGGCCCGACGTGCACCTCGTACGGCTCCAGATCCAGCACTTCGCCGGACGGTCCCGTGATCGACCAGAAGGTCTCCACGGCCTCTTTCAGCGCCACGCCTTGATCGTCGAACGCCGCCGTGCCGTGATTCGAAACCGTCGTGCCGTCGTCCGTCAGCGCCGGATGGTCCGTGTCAATAAAAAACTGGCCGTCGTAGCACGCCTTGCTGAATCCGTCGAGTTCGGCCTGAAAGGCCAGACTCTCCCAGTGGTTCTGCGCCACGCCGTAGAGATTCTGTGCCTGCGGAGCGAGCAGCCCCAAGTTGTCGTCCTCCAGGTCTGTGCGGCGGATCCCGTACGTGCCTTCGTACTCCTCGTTCTCCACCGTCCATTTCTGGGCGCGCAAATTCCCGATCACGCGCGGGCCGATCTTCTTCCGGATCTGCACCAGCAGCTCTACCCAGTGGTAGTTGTTGGCGCTCGTCGTGGACGGGATCACCGTCACCCACTCGGCCAGCGTCGTCTTCACCGAAGTCATGGCGCCGTTCCAGGCGGTCAGCACGGCCACCATCGCTTCTTTTAGTTTTTCCTGCAGATTGACAATCACGGTCTATGTCTCCGGTTTAATTTGTTGTGTTTTATCCCCTCTTCTCTCCTTCCCCATAACCTATGGGGAAGGCCGGGATGGGGTCGGGGAAAGGGCCGGGGATAGGGGTCTGAATCGAAAACGCTGTCCGTTACGCCGCGTTAGAACGCGTAGCCGTCGATGCGGAACCACACCCCGTCGCTGTCCACATCAATGCACGGGCCGATCGCCACGTCGTTCGTGGTCGTGCCCACTTTGGCCACCGTCTGGTCATCGGATATGTAGCCCACCGTGCCCACGTCGGCGATCGTCCAGGTGTCGCCGTTGACGAATTTGAACTCGCCCTGCGTCCAGCACTGCGCGTACGTGTCGCCCGCCGCGCCGGGATTGTTGTCGGCCTGGTCTTTCGCTACGCCGGCGAACTGGCAGCTCGCCGTGTCCGCGCCCGGAATCGCATTCCCCGCCGCATTCCGCATCACCAGGCTGCCGCCGTAAATCACCGTCGTCGCCGCCACCGGATGGCTGAGCGAATTTCCCACATTCCGCGACTTGGTATTCCGATCCGCTGCTAATGCTGCCACGATCTATTCTCCTTTTCCTTATTTGTCATCCTGAACGCAGTGAAGGATCTCCACCCCCCTGCTTAGCTTAGAATGTGTTTTCTCCCTTTCTCCACTCTGCTCCTTCCACATTCTTCCTCCCTTTCCCCATTTCCTATGGGGAAAGGGTCGGGGATAGGGGTCTGCGGAAGGCTGGGATGGGGTCTGGTTACGCCGCCGCTGTCTCCAGCTGCACGCGCGTCGCCGCCAGATCTTCCGCCTTCAGACCCGTCTTCGCGGACAGATCGCGGTCAGCCTTGGTCACCGTCGCCTTGCCGTTCGCATCCAATAGCGGCGGACTCACCGGTCCCTTCGGCGGCATCACCGCCGGTGCGCCCGCGCACCAGGTCTTGAAGCCCTCGGGATCCCGCGTCGCGAATTCGTCCGCCCACTTGCGCGTGCTGGCCACAATTTTGCCATCGGCCTGCGCCGCGTCCACCAATGACTTCCCCGCGCCCGCGGCCACCGTGGTTTCCAGAGTTTTCACGCGGGCCGCCAGCGTGTTCTTGTCTGTTTCCACAGCCGTGAACTTCGCCAGAATCTCCGCCTGCGTCGCCGTCGTCGGCAGTTGCAATTCGTGCCGCACGCCCGCCAGAATCGCGCTGTCGGCTTCTCGGCTTGTCGCTTTGTCGGCATTTTCCTTGTGCGTCTTCGCACTGGTCATGATCTGCTCTTCGGTCGCGGTCTCGGGAAGACCCAACAGTGCCGCGAGTTTCTTGATGTCCATTTCCTGTCCTCCTCTTGCCGCTAATAGTTCTTGTTCGAGTGTTTCGATGAAATAGGGATCGTTCGTCAGTGCCACGCTCAACAGCCGCGCGCCCACGTTGTTGCCGCTTTTCCGGTCCGTGAAATTGTTCGACCAGGCAGCTGACAGATAACGGTACGCTTCGCTCTGAATATCCGCTAACCCCATCTCCGTCCAGCGCACCTTGCCGTACAACCCGCCATTCTCCACTTTCAGTTCGCTGATCCAGCCGGCCGCCCGCGTGCTGCCCCACAAGCTCTCGTGTTCCCAGTCGAACAACACGTCCGTCTGATAACGCGCGAAATTCGCCAGCATCTGATCGAACGTCTGATCCGTGATTACCGGCGCGCCGCCCATCATCGGCGGCAAAGCCCACTCGCCGATCTGCAGGAGATGCACCCATTCCTTCGGCTGCTCCTTGCCGCTCGCATCCGGCGCGGTCTCCATCGGAGCCGCGCATACATGCGCATTCAGCGCCTGGAACTTCTCGAATATCTGCTTGCGATCTTGCATGAATGCTCTATCCTTGAATTGTCATCCTGAACCGCAAGCCTGCGGTGAAGGATCTCTTTTGTTCCTCCTCCCTTTCTCCACGTGGTGGGGAAAGGGCCGGGGATAGGGGTTAATTCTTCCGGTACAGCAGCACCCCTCTGCGGTAGCTATCCGCATTCCCGCTCACGATCTTCACGTCCTTCACGTCGCCCATCACCTTCACAATCACACTCCGCACGCCGTCATCGGTATCGAACGTCTGCACAAAAGCGTAATCGCCGCCCGGCTGTGTCCAGATTTCTGCCGGTCCTTTGATCGTCGCCTCGATAAATTCCGCCGCCGCTTTATGTCCCGCCTGCTGCAAAGATGTGATCACCGTTTCCGGCACCGCCCGCATCTGTCCCTGCACATCTCGTATCTCTCCGAGACTCCCTTTCCCTACATCCTGTGGGGAAAGGGCCGGGGATAGGGGCCCGAGTCCATAGTCTTTCGGGAACCGTTCAATGAACTTTTCGCGCTTCGCCCATGCGGCCAGGCTCTCGATCAGCGCGGCATTCTGTCCAAACCCGATGTCAATTCCGCCCGGAATCGTGCCACCAGTTTCCGCCGCGCGCCGTTCCTGTTTCAAAGAAAAATCATCCCATTCCACCACACTGCACCGGCAGTTGAAGCCGTTCGGCGGAAACCACACCGTCCACACCGGATCATCCTTGCGGTAAATCTTGCCTTCCATTTCCGCGTGCGCCGGCCGGACGCGATCATCGCCCACGGTCACATATTCCCAGTACGGCAGTTCTTCGATCGCATCCATGCCTTCGTAGAACTTGCCCGCATTCAAGGCCGTCTGAATATTCGTGCGGTACACCATCTCCAGGTGCACCGGGCTCGGATTGCTCAGCAGCTCATAAGCTCTGTCCTGAAAATCCGTGAACGTCCCGCCGCCACTTAGCACCTTTGCCAGCTCTTCCTTCAGCTCGTCTAAGATACTCTGCTGGTCCACGTGCGCCATCACGAACGCCCGCTGCCGGAAGAAATCCAGTTCCCAGTTCCGTCCCAGATACTCTTCCACAATCGCATCACTCGCCGCCACCACCATTGCATTTGTCATCCTGAACCGCGTCTTCGCGGTGAAGGATCTCTGCCCCCGTGCGCTGCTTAGAATGTGTTTTCGCCGCCTGCGAACACTCAGAATCCCCGCATTCGCCGCCAGCGCCATCGCACCAAACACGCCATTCCCCACGCCACCGAGATACCCGCGCGGCAGCGTCGCTTCGCGCAATAGTCTTGCGAAAGCCTCCGCGCTGTCGGCTTGCCGCACCGTCCTCTGCAATTCCTTCGCATAGTCCGTGTATGCATCGGCACCTTGTTCTAACGATTCTTCAAAGAGCGACTCGGCAACTTGCTGATCTTTTGGCAGACTGCTCGCCGCGGTTCCCTTTCTCCACGTGGTGGGGAAAGGGGCAGGGATAGGGGTCGCCCGCTGCTGATCGTTCGGCAGACGTGTTCCTTTCCCCACAACCTGTGGGGAAAGGTTAGGATAGGGGTCTGAACTCAGAGTTTTTTTTTAAACGCTTCCCGGATCTTCGCCCGCGCCGCTTGACTCTGCGGATTCGGAACGCCCGCCGGGGCGTTCACCGGAGTCGGTTCCAAATCATATAACGGCGCCACGTCCGGGTTCAAATTGTACGGATAGAATCCGCCCGGCGTCACCGGCACCAGCACATCGTCTTCATCCTGATTCGGCGCCAGCGGAATTCTTAGCCGCTGCGATACCGTCCCCGCCGTCAAACCCAGGCCCATCTGCTGCGCACCCTGCAAAAGCGTCAGCTCACCACTCACATCCGCTTCCGGCTTCGCCTGCAACTCGAACCGCGGATACACTTCCTGCTCGCCGTAATTGAAAATCACATAGGGCTTGATCAGTTGATCGTTGATGATCTCGCTGCAATCGGCCGCGTCCATTTCGATGAGCTGGTCTTCCACTTCCTTGTGGACTTGCCCTAATGCCAACGATCCGCTGCCCTGGTCGCTGCCCGAACTCGTCAGCACATTCCCCACAATTGCAATCGCCGCGTCCCGGTCCAGCTTATCCACAAATGGCGAAAATACATCTCGCCCGGAATTCTTGATCCCTTCCTTGATCTCGAATTCCATATCATCCTGGATCACCGCCGCCGCATCCGGGCCGATATATTGCAAAGCCGTTTTCAGCGCGCGAATGCTCTCGTCACTCGTTCCCTGCGGATACTTCCCGATCAGCACCGGCCGCCCGTCGCGCTCCAGCCATTGCATCCACTGCTGCAACGCAAATATTTTTAACAGCCATCTTCCGCCTAAACTTCTTGCCAACCCACCCTCCGCCATCAATCGCGAGCCGGTCTCCGTCGATCGGCGCACCACAAACTGCAGCGGATTGATCGGCTGGCCCTTCGTATCTCCGGCCTGCGTGATCAGCCGCAGCTGCTCGCCGGTGGTCGCGTAGTCGAAATTGAACTCCGTGCCGAGGCGCTTCTCCAGCGCCACGATGCTCGTCTGGTTGCCTTCGTTTCGCCACACAATTTCCAGCACCGCAAAGGGCTTGAAAATCGCCTCCTGCAGGTGCGCCAGCGCGTGCCGCAGCTTCAAGCCCGCCACCATCGCCCGCACGTCGTCCACGATCTTCGTGTCCGTGCTCTGCGAATCTCCGGGCTGCACCTCCCACGGCAGGCGCGTCAGCGCCAGTCTGCGTTTCCGCAGCAGTCCGCCCCAGTGCGGATCATTCTCGATCTCCTGCGCCAACTGCATCAGCGTGCGCACGTCGCCGCTGCGCGCCGCATTCCACGCCGCCTTGATCGAAGCCGGCGTCGTAAACTGCGTACTTGTGGACAAAGAGCGCTGGTGCAAAGGCACGGCCCCCGCCCGTTCCGTCGGCACCTTCAACTGCTTTACTTCATGCCCAAGATAATCGTATAAAACCGCCATGCGATTATTCGGCGGCTCCGCCCGCCGTCTTCCCTTTCAAAAAGTTCAATGATTTTCAGGGGTGCGATAGAAATGTCGCACTTCCTTTTTCTGCTTCATCCTTCATCCCTCATCCTTCATCCCTTCTTCACAACGCCCCCACAAAACTCTCCTTCTTCTCGCCCACCCGTTCCGCCGGCCGCGCTTTCACCGCCGCGCGCATCGGCTCCAGATGAGTCAGCGCCATGTCCAGCGCGTCCGGTCCGTCGTCCGCCATGCCCGGACTCGGGTAATAACAGAGCTGCTCAATCAGCAGATTCTGATCACTGTGCCCCGGCATAAAGTAAATCCGTCCCGCTTCCGCGATCGGCTCAATTCTCCGGATCCGGATTTCCTTCGGCAGTCCCTGCTGGTCAATATATTTCATCGGCGGCCGGAAGCCGAATCGCGGCCACAGCTGATTGATCAGATCCTTGTACAAGAGCGCAAAGCTGATCGCTTCCAGCAGCCAAAGGAACGGTTTTAACAACCCGTGCAGCGCAAACATTTTTTTCAGGAGACTCAGCGCGCTGTCGTGGCGGATCCAGGCGTGCCGGAGATAATAGTTCTGCGTCGGCAAATGCTTCGAGACCACGAGCAGCGCCTTGTAATCCGTCGTCTCTTTGCTCTTCACCGAGGGATCAATCGCCCCCACCGTCACCAAGCCCTCCCGCGGTAATTCAGACTCCGTATAGGGCTGAAACCACTCCCGCCGGAACATTCCGCCCGCCATCTCGGCCTTATGCAGGTACTCCTGATTGTAGGCCGTGCTGCCGATCTTCGCCCGTTGCGCCGCTAACCGCTCATAGAT